CCAGGAAGTTTTCCATTCGGTTGGCAAACTAATCATATTTTCTTTTGTTTGACTAGAAAACCTTGGTCGATTTACTGTACCAGCAATATAAACTCTAAAATGATTTTTAATATCACTAGGTTTTACATCCACTTTATGTTTTTTCTTAAAGTGCTCACGAAGTTTAGTTGTGATTTGATCAACAACATAATTGACATGAGTTCCACCTTGATAAGTTTCTACCGAATTGATAAAAGAAATTTGCTCAAATCCATCCGAAGAACTGATACCAACTTTCCAATCATCAGTATTATCTGTGTAATACTCAGCAGAATATAATGAAATATAATCATCAAAAGATTTAAATTTAATTAATTCACCATTAAAATAAAATTTAATATTTAAATTATTTGCAGCAGCATCAATTACTTTCTTTTGAATTTTACAAATATGGTCTGCATCTAAACCTGTTAACTTAAAAAATTCATAATCTGGCGTGAATGTAATTTTAGTTCCATTTTTAGAATATTCTTTAATTTTAGGTTCTGAACGCTCTCGCATCCCATTCCAGAAATCTTGAGTTAATTTTTTCTTACCGTCGCAAGATTCAATTTTAAAATTTGTAGAAAGAACATTAGTTAATGTTGAACCAACACCATTAGTACCAATTAATGATTGATCTTCATCATCATTAAAATTGGAACCTGCGCGCAAATTAGAAAAAACTGTTTCTGCAATGTATGTTCCAGTTTGATCATGAATTTCTACGGGAATACCTCGACCATTATCCTGAATAGAAATTTCATCAAATGTAATATCTACTTTAATTTGATTTAATACATCAGGTGCGCGTTTTCCTTCGTCAATAGAATTATCAAGAATTTCAGAAAAGATTTTAATAAAAGCGGGGATATATGAAATATCTCGCTTTTCCATATTTTTAGATTGAGTATTATAAACCCATTCTTGGCTTGTTTGGATTGAAGTAGAACCAGCATACATGCCAGTTCTTTTTCTAATATGTTCAATCTCATCAAGAACTTGATAAGTTTGTTGAATATGTTTTGTCATTTTAAATATTAATATTTAATGAAAGTACAGAATCAATTTTGAAAGAACGCCAACCATTATTATCTAAATCCCAAACAGATAACACATTAGGATTTTCGGTTTTAATTACTTTACCCTCAACAATTTCAGTAATAGGTAACACATGAGATTGTAAAGTGCATTTCATAACTCGTTCTGTACCATCAGTTTTAGTGAAAGTTACAGTACCAACATTATTTTGCAATAATTGTTTAATATCTTCTTTAGTGTAAATACTCATAATAAAATCCTTACAGGTTAATTGGAAACTTTATCTTAACCTAAAGTCATCAAAAAGTCAAGCACTAAAATAAAACCAACAGCAACAAAACAAAAGCAAATGCTGTTAGATAAGAAGAATAAGGAATTGATTCCTGGGCTGCAGGAAATTGTGGTATTGGTTTAACTTGTGTTCCTTTACCTGTAGCAACAGAAATAAAATCCTCAAATTGAGATTCCTGTTTATATTTCAATTCAGTCAGGTAATGTCTGCGTAAAGTAGAATCTTCTGGTATCATATTAATCTCTTAATTTATTTTTGGAGCAATTTGAGGTTTTTTATTTAAATCGCTAACAACTTTATCCAACAATTCTTGATTAGCTGGAATTACTGGGCTTTTTGCAGGTTCAGGTTTAGAAATATTGTTGTATATATCTCTAGTATTTTTTATAATCGACATTTTTGTATTTTTTGTTTGAAGAAAAATTATCGTCATAATCCAATTCAGAAAATGAGACTCGTTTGGTTTTCAAATTTTTAGTTGATTTTCGTTTTTTTGTTTGAAACTCACCGAAATCATCAAAAATATTAATATTTTGTTTCATATAAAATTTAAAAGTGTTAAAATAATTCTGGAAAAACTTCTTTGACTAAAGATTCTGTTAATCCTGGGATTTGAAGGTCTTTTTTCATCATGTTGACGAAAACAACTGCTTCTTCAGGTTCAAATGATTCTAAAAGTTGTAATAGAAGAACATTACGTTTTTGTTCTGTTAATGTATCCGCTGTTGGATCACCTTTTAAGAAAAGATAAACTCTACGAAGTTCTGACTCAAGACCAGCTAATCGAATTCCAGGAAAAGTATCGGGTTTGATATATTCTGTTGGAAATTCTTTAATGTAGAATTGATAATTTGGATTAAATGTATACTGTAATACTTGTTTAAAGTAATAGATATTATTTTGTTCAAGAATTTGTTTTCGTTGTTGATCGGTTTCAGCACCTTCAAATTCTTTTAAAATTTCATAAACGTTCTTGATCATATTATTTTTTATTTAAGATTTCTGTTGATATTAAATCAATCACTAATTCAATTGATTCTCCTATTAATGTTGCGTTAGGCATCACTTTTAGCTGCCCTCTTCTCCATCTATTATAATCCCTTAAAGTTTCTAAGGCAACAATAATTTTTTGTCTATCCATAATTAACATCCTTTTAATTTTATTTATTGTATTATGAAATTCAATTTACGTCAATAGATTTCCGCGAAGCGGGTTCCCGAAGGGAACTAATTTAATGCTTCGCTTCGCTCGCATCGCTTCCTTCGGAAGCGCATTTTTATATTTATCTTTTTTAAGGTTGAATAAGGCTATCCGGAGCCCAAATTCATTTTTTTAGAATAAGACAGGTATTTTATCATTATCAACCCAAGATTGGTTCTGCTGCTTTCCACACCTGTAGCGATTTTAAAGATCCTGCGCCTAATTGGATCATCTCTTGTTTGGAGTGATTGATAATTTCATCTAGTTTCCTAGAAGTAACGAGGTGGTGTCTTTACCTCTTTTTTCTTAGACAGAGCTATTCTACACACTTTTATGGTGAATAGGTTATCAATACGATATCAGTCGGCGTATCAACCTTTATACAGACACATTTTCTTTACTATATACTAAAAACAATTTTTAGTCAAGCACTAAATTGTACTTGACTATTTATATTCTATATAGTAAAATAAAATATTACGAGGTATTATGATAACAGTAAAATCGAAAAATCACAACGGAGCAGAAGTTTTAATTAATGAAAACAATATCTTATATGCTGTTGCTTCCTATAATAATGAAACAATTGTTCATCTAAGTAAAGAATCGTTTTTAGTTTTAGCTGAATCATTTGAAAGTTTTAAACAAAAATTTGAACCACAAGTACAGCCAACAGTTTCTCACTATATTGCAGCAACTTCTAAACCAGATACAAGCGATTATCCAGAAGATCTACCTAGATTACCAAACGGGAATATTGATAAACGAACAACAGCTTATAAAGAGTATGTTGCGAATTTATAAAATTGATAAATAATTCTATTACAATTTAAACATACATTTATGCCAATTTATTCACTAAGAAATAAAGAAACTGGTGAGATTTTCGAAAAAATAATGAAAATTGCTGAATATCAAGAATATTTAAAAGAAAACTCTAACATTGAACGATATTTTGATTCGGTTCCAATTTTCGGGGATCCAGTAAGGTTAGGGGTAATGAAACCTCCTGCTGATTTTCAAAAACATATTATAGGAAGGATTAAAGATTCTGTTCCAGGAAATACATTATCTGATCGGAAATTCAATATCCCCCGAGAATTCTAATTTCTCACATTTCCATTTTTTGTGGTGGCTTTTTTTTCCGGAAGCCACCGAATATAAATTATAAACATTCAAATTATTTTGTACACTAAATTGTTTTATATTTTTTATTACAAAAATTGTTCCAGTTGGATCAGTTAATTTATAAATTTTTTGTAAAGCTTCAACGTTATTTTTTATTTGTTCTTTTGATTTTTTCCATCTATTCCCAAAATTAGGGTTATTTTCCCCCATATTATTGTTTTTTTGTTTTAATTTTTCTTCTTCTGTCCAAACTCTTTGTTTTCTTGTTTTGCATCTATTTTTGTGCGCAATTTTATTCGTATCTATTTTATAAAAACGCTTTAATTTTTCTGATTGTTCATTTTTTTGTAAATCGCTCCAGCAATTTCCGAAATTTGGGTGGTTCTCTCCAGCAATTTCCATACCAAAACAACCATTCTTTATTGCATACGCCATGTTAATGAATAAATCCGATTTTACAACATTAAATGTTCGTTGTAACTGCAATTCTTTATAAGTTGCTTCTCTACGAGTATCGTGTGTTGATATAATTTCTGTAAAAAATAATTCTGGGTTGTTTTTTAATTCTAATTCCCAAATTGATTTATATTTTTTAGATTTAACTGAACCACGATAACCATTATTAATTTTATTAATTGTTGATGATCCGATATAATTTGCTGGTAATAGATTACCAGAATAATGAGTGATGTAGGTGCAGTATTTTTGTTCGGTATAAGTATTTGTGCTGGACATTAATCTTCACTATGGATATTGTAAGAAATGTTTAGAGTAGATAGGGCGTCGGAACCCGTGATCTTCAACTATTTATAAATACTTTTAATATTTTCAATTTTTAAATCGTATGAGAAGTAATCAAGAGAATTTTGAGTTGTACACTTTAGAATAAAATCACTAGACCCGCTAACCAAAAAATTGGTAATGCGGGTTTTTCATTTTTAATAGAGCTATAAAGGGAATTTATGTTAAGACCTAAAAAATCAAAAAAATCAACAAATAAAGTTACCTGTTTAAATTTTGAGTTAAGAAAAATAACTCCAAAAACAGATAATCAAGAGAAAGTATTTGATTGCTATAATGAAGGTAAAAATTTAGTTTTATATGGTAGTGCAGGTTCAGGTAAAAGTTTTTTAAGTTTATATCTTGGTCTAAAAGAAATGTTAGATGAAGGTACTTTTAACAAAATTATTATCCTACGCTCAGCAGTTGCTTCTAGAGATTTAGGGTTTTTACCTGGATCAGAAAAAGAAAAAATTTCTGTATATGAAGCTCCCTATAGATCTATAATAAATGATTTATTTGGTAGAGATGATGCTTATGAAATCTTAAAACAAAAAGATATTATTGAATTTGAATCAACATCATTCCTACGTGGTTTAACATATTCTAATTGTTTAATCTTTGTTGATGAAATGGAAAATATGGCTTTTCATGAATTAAATACAATTTTTACTCGGATTGGTGAAGGTACTAAAATAATCTTTGCCGGAGATATCAAACAGTGCGATTTAAATGAACGTAAAGAAACAAGTGGTATGAAAGATTTCTTGAATATCATGAAAAAGCTTGACGAATTCAGTTTAGTAGAGTTTACTATGGATGACTGTGTTCGTTCAAGACTAGTCAAGAACTACTTAATCGCCAAGGAATCTCTAGGGTTGTAAAAATGAATTTTTGTCATGTACCAGTTGAAATAACATCTTATCCACGTGTAAACATAGATGGACGACGCCATTATCAAATAGGTCATCGGTGTTATCCATCTATTACCACTGTACTTGGTTCTACATCAGATAAATCTTATTTAAAAGAATGGCGTGACAGAATAGGTTATGATGCTGCAGATAAAATTACCAACAATTCTGCTAAACGTGGAACCAACTTACATCAAATGTGTGAAGACTATCTCAACAATAAACAGTTGTCATGCCGAATGCCAGATGCCCTCGAGATGTTTTATTCCCTAAAACCCGTTTTACATAGAATTAATAATATCCATGCTCAAGAAGCTTGTCTATACAGCGATAAATTAAAAATTGCTGGTAGTGTTGATTGTATTGCTGAATTTGATGGTATTTTATCTGTAATAGATTTTAAAAATGCTAGAAGATTAAAAACTGAAGAAAATATACATGATTATTTTCTCCAAGAAACATTTTATGCACTAGCTTATATGGAAATGACAGGAACTATGATTAAACAAATTGTAACAATTATAGCGGTTGAAAACGATAAATCGCAAGTTTTTGTTAAACAAATTAGGCCATATATCAAAGACTTGGTAGATCGTAGAAAACAGTTTTAAAAAAATGCTTGACTTTTTAAGAGTTTTAGGTTAGACTATATACTGCATGGTATAAATACTTTTTATACCATGATTTTTGTGAGTTAATTTAAACCAATTAGTAGCTTTTCAGGAAAAGAAAAAGTCCTAATCATAATTAGAAATATTCTGCAACAGTTTATTTGAATATTTCTCAAGGAGAAACAAAGATGTATTCAATTACGAAAAAGGCGATCATTCTTGCTATTATAATTTTAATAATACCTACAGCGAGTTTCGCAAAACAAGTAAATACAGAATCAGAAAAAATATGCTTGGCTAAAGTCATTTATCATGAAGCAAAAGGTGAACCAATTGCTGGTAAAAAGGGTGTTGCCAAAGTAGTCTTAAATCGAACTAATCATAAAAAATTTCCAAAAACAATTTGTGGTGTCGTCAATCAAATAAATTATGATGACGGTAAAAAATTGTGTCAATTTTCTTGGGTTTGCTCGCGCAAAACTAAAATAAAATATGGCAGCGATTCCTGGGAAAATAGTTTAGATTTATCTGATGATATTTTAAATAAACGAGTTTCTTTACCTAATTTTGGTCCAGATGTATTATTTTTTAAAAGTATTCATTCTAGATATAAATGGAGTAGAGAATATAAATTAGCTGCAAAGCTAGGTCAATCTAATTTTTATTCAAAAAAGAGTGCTTAATGGAAAATTTTGATAAAATGCATGAATTCTCTAATATAATTTTTACTAAAGTGAATATACATAAACTTGAATATGTTGATGCGATAGTAAGTTATTGTGAAGAAAAAGAACTGGAAGTTGATTCAATTATATCTTTAATTTCCCCTGCCTTAAAAAGTAAGATGGAAGAAGAAGCTATCGCATTACGTTTAATAAAAAGTTCATCTGTTCGCTTGACTTTTTAACAGTTTTAAGTTACAATATGATTTTTAGGTTTGGTGATAAAAATGTCTGCGTATCTATGTTGCTGTCTTTACAGAGCATTAAAATTACACTTTACAACAGATTATGACTTTAATAAGTATCATGGTAGAGTAAAATATTCTGTTGATCAATTCCATAAAAATAAACATAAATATGTTTATGAGAAATTGAGTAAAAAATTTTCTGATGAAGATTTAAAAAGATTCTTTATTGCTAATTTTTTACAAAATGAAACCGTATGGGTTCAAGATTTGTTGTCTCATGAAGCACACGAAAATTTCGTAAATTTTAATAAAAAACAACAATCTTTATCCTATATTTTTGAAAATGATTTAATAAATATATTTGGTGAAGAAAATCACAAAAAATTATTTAAAAGTGATTCAAATGATTTTCCTTTGCTCTTAACTAAAATGTTAAGAGATGAAGTTTCTCCGGAAACTGTTATTATTATGAATGAGTTTATGGAATTTGTTCCTAAATGGGACAAAAATATCAAGGATGATTATATTTGGCCTCGTGTTAAAACAAAAATGTTGAAATACAAGCCATTCTTAGAGTATGACAAAAGCAAATTCAAAAAAACTTTAATTGAAACTGTAAAGGAATTTGCGTAAAATACGTTGTATATATGTTGTCTATACGTTGTTTAAATCAAATGTTAATAAAGGTGTTTATATGGATTTTAGTAAATTAAAAAAACAATCAGGTTCAAATTTAGATAAATTAGCGAAAGCTGTTGAATCTATGTCTTCTAATAATCAAAATGATGATTCTAATGAATATTGGAAATGTGAACTTGATAAATCAGGTAACGGTTACGCTGTAATTCGTTTTCTTCCTACTCCTCCACAAGATGTTGAATCGGATGGTTTACCATGGGTTAAATATTACGATCACGGTTTCCAAGGTCCAGGTGGTTGGTATATCGAAAAATCATTAACTTCAATTGGCCTAGATGACCCTCTAGGTAAATACAATTCAGAATTATGGGAAACTGGTATTGAATCTAATAAAGAACAAGCCAGAAAACAAAAACGTAGATTACATTATGTTTCTAATATTTATGTAATCAAAGATACTAAACACCCAGAAAATGAAGGTAAAACATTTAAATATGTGTTTGGTAAAAAAATCTTTGAGAAAATTACTCAAGCGATGAACCCACAATTTGAAGATGATAAACCTATTGATCCATTTGATTTATGGGAAGGTGCGAATTTTAAATTAAAAATTCGTAAAGTAGATGGTTACCAAAATTATGATTTAGCTGAATTTGATAGCCCATCAGCGTTATTTGATGACGATGATAAACTAGAAAAAGTTTGGAAGAGTGAATTTTCTTTAAAAGAAATTCTTGAACCTAAAAATTTCAAAGACTATGCAACATTAGAAGCTCGTCTAAAAAGAGTTCTAGGGCAATCAAATCAAAACGCTAAGTATAAAACTGCTGAAGATTATACAGCAAAATCTCTTGATGAAGTTGAAGATGAACAATTTATCCAAAGCACAGTTGCTGAAAAGAAAACAACTGCTTCTTTTGCTGCTTCTACTGCAGTAATTGACGATGAAGAAGATGATGATATGTCTTACTTCAGTAAGTTAGTCGGCGACGACTAATATATGAAAGGGAGCTTCGGCTCCCTTTTTTTATGCCGTTTTTACATTTCCATATGTAAGTGTTAACAACACTGGATCTTCATTCCTTACTGACATTATACTGCCAGCATTTCCTGCTGCATCTGGTGGAGAAGCTCTCATAGGTTGCGGAGCTGGCTGTTGTTGATTAGACGCAACCAATTGTGCAACTTTAGTAAGATTTTCATTTACGCTTTGCATAGCCGATTGATCTTGTGGTTTTTCTGTTATAATACTTGATGCACCTAATGTTGATTCTCTTAAATTCTCATAATTAGTTGACTCATCAAATATAGGCGTTACAGAAGGAGTATTCGATTTAACAAATAATTCTCCTGTTTTTGGGTCGACACCCATTTCTTGCGGTTTAAACAATTCTGATTGAGAGATAACTGTGTTTGGATTTCTGGAATATTTACCACCAAATTGTAGGCCAGGTTCGGTTATATTTTCTTGGTTAGTTAATGCTACCGTTTTATCAGAATTGTTTAACACTTTACTAACCGTTTGATTTGGTTTAATTGCATTGTCAAGTACCGAAGTTCCTTCAGGTAATTTCAAAGAAGATTCATTAGAAAACCCAAATTTTTTAGCATTGTCAACAGATGGTGTTAAGACATGGTCAAGATTATTAGTAGATGGCGTTTCAATTGCAGTTTCATCATCTTCTACCCCCGCGATTGCAGCCATGACCACACTTGACGGTATAGGTTTTCTTGTTCCATTTTCTTGTGTAGGGTCACCCAATGATGCCCATTCTAATGCTAATTGTTTAGCAAATCCTTCAGCAGAACCATCAGAACGCTGCATTCTTTTAGCAATAAGAACATCTGCAATTTTATCTTGGTTTTCAGGAGTAAATTTATCATCTAATGATAACCCAGCTAATTCGTAATTTTCTTTTAAGGTGTCTCTAATTATTTGATATGCCCCAACAGGACTATGTGCTTTACCGTTTTCATCTCTAGTTTGAAGCATTTTTTCTTGATATTCTAACACTTCACGAATTGACATTTCTGTCAATTCTTTTTTCGGTTTTCCGCCACCATATACTACAGAATAATTACCTCTACTTTCACCTTCTTTAATTATTGATTTTAACCTATCGTATTGGTTATCACCAGAAAGGCTAGACATCAATTTTGAAGTTCTGCTTAGCAAATCTACGCCAATATTGGCTTGTGCATCAGATGCTGCTACTGCTCCTAATCCCACCCCGACCCCAGCAGCTTTAGCTGTCCAACCTACCCCCCTTCCAACCACACCAGCTAATTTTGACCATAATCCTGATTTGTTTTCTTTTTCTGGTGTATTGTTTTCAGGTGCATCAATATCTGGCTTTAAATATTCTGAATCGGTTGATCTTGTTATTGCTGAATACCCATATCCAGTTTCATTTGCTCTTGCTCCTGCATTTGCTGATGCTATATCAGATGCTGTGTCTGCATTTGCTGATTGTTTTAACATTCTAGAAGTATTACCTGAGATTTTTCTTAATTCATCGTTTGATTCAACTAATAAAGAATAAATTTTTGACAATGCTTCCATAATTGTCAATCCATTGAGGCTACCTCCCCCAAAATGCGATTCCCCAACCATTCCTGAATCGCCACCAGAAGGCATTGATGTTAAAGCTGCAGATAAATTTGGTAATGCTGACAGGTTAGATAAATTTCCACTATTTCTATTTTGATCATTGTTATTACCACCACCAAATAAACTTGCCCCCAACCCAGCCAATCCTCCTAGAATACTGCCTCCAACATTTCCGCTAACTCTAAATGGATTTCTTATTGGTTTTTTGGTAGGTATCTTACCTAATGGTTTTCCTATTTTTGGGTTAAATGGTTTTTCATTTTTGAAAAACTCATCAAATTTTTCTTTTGAAGTTTGTTGAGTAGTTTTATTTGGTCTAAATATATCCCCAAATTTTTCTTTTGAAGTTTGTTGAGTAGTTTTATCAATGGGAGATTTTTTAAATATAGCACCAAGTGTATCACTGACAGAATTATATGTTTCTTTTGCAGTAGTACCGATTGTGTCTGTAGCAGAACTAACTTTTTGTTTTGCTGCAGTTGCGAAATCACTAACATTTTTAGCGAATGGACTTGATTTTAGTGATTTTGCTGCTCGCAAACCAGCAGCTGCTCCTTTTAATCCAAACCCAGCAGCTGCTGCTCCAATCATTAATGGCGGTAAACCAAGAGATCCAGAAGATTCAGCTAACCCTTCTCCAACAGCATCTATTCCTGTTATAATATCCCCTTGAGCTATATCTTTTGGAACAATAAACCCAGGACCAGATTTATCTTTATTTGTTTTAAATTCAGCTTCTAGTGCAGCAATATTTGGAACGTCGTCTGAGGTTTGTGTATTACTTATTTTTGCATCTTCTGGTATTTTAATTTCCATTGTTATATACTATTCCTTTTAGCTTCTTGTTGTTTTCGTTTTTCTTCTTTATCTCTCAAATATTGTACTAATAGGCCAATATAAATTTCCCTTTCCCAAGGGATCATTGCTTCCAATTCATTTAAACTATATCCATGATATTGCATCATAGCAAAATTTGTCTTATAATAAACTGCAAGTTTAACATTACCAAGAATTAGATAAAAAAATCAAATATATCCTCAACTAAAATATCATGAACCGCACCGCATTTATTACATGTAATTTGTAATTTTTTTACAATTTTAGGTTCATTTTCTAAAAATGCCTCAATTTGTTTAAATTTTTCAACAGGTAACTCACCTAACCACTCAATTATTTTTTGGATAGGTATATCTTTAGCATTATATGATGAATTTTCATCATATACAAACTCAACGTTTTTGGCGATACTTTCTAAAATTTCTTCTGGTGTTGGTATTTTATTTTGTAAATTATCAATCTCAAATCTTTGGTGTCTTAATTTTAACCCAACATCTTCATTAATTTGAATATTAGGGGAAATTTCATTATCAATTATTTCTAAATCAGTTATTAAATTTAAACCATGTTCCATAACATTGCCGCAAGAGGTTCCTCCAATTAAAGCTTCACATCTGTATTTTAAATCGACAATTTCTGATTCTGATCTTGCTCTGATAGTATAAAACAAATATTCGACATCGGTGATTGGTAAATTTTTAATGTCAATATCATTTGTAACACAATTTTCTAATACTTGAATAATAGCATCAATTAATGTATTTTTTTCTCCTGATTCTTTAGCCATAATTAATATTTTTTGTTCTTTAACTAAGTATGGTCTAAATTTAACTGTTTGTTTTGATACGGGTAAATTAATTGTATATGTTGCCACATCAATTTTCGGTAAAAAACTCATAATCTTATAATCCTATTTTTGATAATCCTGATGATAATGTAAAATTTGATAACCCGACACCTGGGAGTGCTGATGCCATCGCCAAAGGGTTTCCGCTTTCAATTGCACCTTTAATGGTATTTATTGTAGATGCAGTTTTAATTGCTGTTCCTAATAATTCCCCTAATGGTCCTCTAGAATATGCTCCATTATTATCAGCATATTTAAAATTATAAGCATATTCGGTGTAAGCAAATACAACATTTAATGATTGAGCTTCATTTTGAGCAGACCAAGAAAGCGGTACTTGGTTAATTGCAATTGGAAATGCATCTATTAATGTTACTTCTACAAGAGGTTGCCCAGTTATGGCATAATGTGTTATTTTTATTGTTGACGCATATTCACTTTTATATCTGACATTATAGGTTGTTTCTTTCCAAGAATTTGTTATAGATTCTTCTCTCCCCGTTATGTATGCTACCCAATTTTGAAAAAACATTCTTGATTTTTCGTATTGCGATCCCCAAGTATAAAATGCTAATTGTATATCATTATACCCAGTCATCACAGAATGTTTTTCTGTGACACCATAAATTTTTTGCGAAACTGTTGCTGTAGCTTCACCAGGAAGTTCTGCAGAATGGCACACATATTTTAATGCCTCATTATCTTTAAATTTGTTGAAATAAAATTCAACATCAAAATATGCAGTTCTACCCACATCATATTGTAATAAATTAGATTTAGCTTCATCGTATTTTGTATCATTAGTTTTTGGGTTATTACCACCCATTAATCCTTGCAATGTATCTAAAAATGACATTATTGTATCCTTTTAAAGTGTCATATCTTGGGTAGCCATAGATTCTTTCCAGACTTCTTGTTTTGTTTTCTTTTTAAATGTTTCAATAGGCAAAGCAGAAATATAGCCCCACTCCTCAACAGGTATTGCTTTTATTTTTGATCGTACTCTATTTTTTAAATATTTTTTAAAACAAGGTTTAAAAAATTGAAATTCTTGAACATCTTTTATACTATCATAACTGATATATAATTTTTGTAATTTATCTTTTTTATATACTCCCTTTTGGGGGGCAATGTTACTTAAAAATACCATTCTTTGTTCAACTGGAAGGTAATGTAAATTTATTCCATAAAACCCATCATTTTTAATATCAGTCAATAAGATTAACGGGAATGTATCGTAATATGGTAATGAAGTTCTCCCAATCGGATCATAGTTAAACAAGTACATTCTACCAGTTTCAAAAATTTTAACATCTGGTAATGTTTCTAAAATTTGTTTTTGTCCTAATCTACTTACAGTTGCATTTAATTTTGATTGATCTGCCCTCAATTCTAATATTTTCTGTTTGAACCACTTTACTGCTTCAGTGGCAGATTTTGGGGTAAATTTATAATCAAATTTTGGATCTAATCCAACATTCTTTGTCATTTATAATCCTAAGTCTTTTTCTGTTAAAACTTTAAATTCCCATTTACGATCTAAACAATATTCTCTGGCAGCTTTCCATTTTGCTTGGTTAATTGCGTATGTACAAACTTCTGTTATATATTGTTTCGTTATTTTCTTTTTTACTGCTGGTTCAACTGATTGATTGTGCGGTTTTATTTCAATTAAATAAGTTTTAGTTCTACCATCAACCCCTAATATTCTTGCCCAAATATCTGGAAAATATCTATGAAATTTATTATCAACAGGGGATTTATAGGGGATAACACATTCTTCTGATGCCCATTCTAATATATTGGGGTTATCATCCATCCATTTAAATACACGCAATTCCCAAGATGAACGATAAACTATATTATCTACATTTCCTCTGTATTTTTGTGGATTTTTCGGTTTATATATTCCTTGTTTATAATTTCTAGCCATAATCTAAATTATTACAAATTATTGATATAAATAGTATTTAGTTAAAATTAAAAAAATGGTTAAACTTTATGCCAAGCCCATTACAAGATTTATATAAATCACCTAATGATTTACCGATATTATCATACCCTAGTGATCTTGGATCATCTAGAAAAGGTCATTACATTTCTTTTACTGTATTGGTTCCTAAAAAATCAAATTATGAATCAAATCCAGCTTCTTCTCTTGCATCAGTTATGCCTCCATCTGATATTTCTAGTTCTTTAGCGTCAACATTAAATTCTGTTGGTAATGTTGCTACTAAAGTTGCAGAGGAGGCAGGTACATTTTCTGGTATTGCTAGTGCTGTTTCTGATGCAGCTAGCACAGCTGCTAGTACAGTAAGTTCAGTTGCTAGTGTTGCTAATCAAGCATTGACTACTGTAAACACCGTTACTGGTGCTGCTGCAGGAGTTATTGGGTCAGTTGCTGGAGTAGCAGGTATTGCAACTTCCGCTGCAGGTGTTGCCTCAGCATCAGGATCAATACTTGGTGGGGTGACAGCGGCAACAGTTGGGCTTTCTGCTGCATCAAATTTAATTTCTGGTGCAGGAGGGGCAATAAACAGCGTTGGAGAATTTTTAACTAATTCTGCAGATACTATCTCAAATGCATACGATTCTGTGAAAAATTTTTTAAATTCCCCTGATGAATTAGCTACTGATGCCACAGATGGATTAAAAACATTTGCGCTAGAAGATTCAGGTTCATCAAAGTTTACAGGTGAATTTATGTTTACTCCTTCTACAGCTAAAGTAGAAGGGTTTATAAACTTGTATATGCCAGATACCGTCAATATGAACCAACATGCTAGTTATGCTGATATTAGCGCAACTACAGCATTAGGTAATTTTGGATTAGCTAATGAATTTATATCACAAGCTAAAAATTTTACTTCATTATATGAAAATATATCAAAAGCAGCAGAATCAGGGTTTAAAGGTGGTGCAGGGGAAACTATACGAAGTATTGCTAGAAATACTCCAGCAGCAGGATTGGAAATTGGTGGTGATATGGCAACAAAAAGCGGTATCACAGGAAAAGGGTTTTCGCAATATTTATTAGGTCAATATGGCTGGGCGGTAAATCCTCAAATGGAAGTTTTATTCACTTCCATGGATTTCAGAACTTTTCAATTTGATTTTACATTTACACCTAAAAGTCCAGAAGAAGCAAATACTGTTAGGGATATAATTAGGTTGTTCAGATATCATGCTGCCCCACAAATTGATTCTAGCGGAACAGGAAGATATTTTATTGTTCCTTCTATTTTTAATATTGAATACAGGTATTTGGAGCAAAGAAATGAAAATTTACATAAATTTGCTCCCTGTGCGTTGACAACTGTTCAAGTAGATTATGCTCCAGAAGTAGGTTGGGTTGCACATAATGATGGTATGCCTGTTAAAACTCGTATGACATTACAATTTAAAGAAATGGAAATTCTTACTAAAGAAAAAATTCAAGAAGGTTATTAATAATGGCAAATTTTTTTTCTAAATATCCGAAATTATTAATAAATAATCGTTTAGTGACTGATCTTATTGCGAGAACAGCAATAAGAGAAAAATATTCAGATAAATTATCAATATATTACCCATACCAGTTGCAAGAAGGCGATACACCAGAATTAATTGCATCAAAATATTATGGCGATCCAGAAAAACATTGGATAGTTTTACTGGCAAATGATATTATGAATCCATTTTTTGATTTTCCATTAAGTTATAATGAATTTACTAAAATGTTAGATTACAAATATAAAACTGAAGGAGAAACAATAAATAGAACAGGTTCAGAATATGCAAGTATCACCCTTAACCAAAATCCATTAGGTTATAGAGCGCATATTACAACGACTGATACTATTAGCGGAATATCAACAACAGAAACCATTTATATTGATGAAAAATCGTATAATGGCGGAGATTCAGGGTACGATGATGATACATTTAATTTCTCGGAATCAACTAACCAATCTGATAATATTATAGTGACAACCACTAAAGAACAAATTACAATTTATGATTATGAATTGGAATTAAATGAAGCAAAAAGGGAAATAAATCTTATAAGAAAAGAGTATTCGAATCAAATTGAAAATGAATTAAAAATTTTAATGAGGCAACAATATGGCTGATGGTGTTTTACATGCCCAAGATGTCGGGTTACAATCTTGTAAGATTGTTGGCGTTTCAGGCCAACCTATTGAATTTAAAAACATTATAGTTGAATTTAACTATTTTGAGGATATATTCAACAATGGAATAAGCGGTTCTCTTGTTGTAAATGATTCTATGAATTACATACAAGTTCTACAATTACAAGGACAAGAAGTTTTGATTTTATCACTAGATAAACCTGGACTTGATAAACCTATTGAAAAAATTTTTAGGATTTATAAAATTAGCGCAAGAACTCAAACTAAAAATTCAAATGAGAATTACATCGTTCATTTTTGTTCTGAAGAATTTATGTTAAACGAACAATATAAATTATCTAAATCATACACAAATGCAAAAATATCTGATATTGTAAAAGATATTGTGTTTAATTCGTTAAAAGTTGATCAAAAAAATTTTAAAAATATTGATGAAACTTCTGGATTAAGATCTTTAGTAATTCCAAATTTTAAACCAATTCAAGCTATTAATTGGTTGTGCACATTTGCATTAGCTAATGATGATAAAAATGTCGGTTCCCCTTATCTATTTTATGAAAATAGAGATGGTTACAATTTTAAATCAATTTTAAATCTATTTAAACAACCTGTATTTAGAAAATATCAATATGATGAGAAAAATTTAAAATCAAAACAAAATAATATGGTTTCTGATATTAATAAAGAATTCTCAAATGTATTATCGTTTGAGTTAATGAATTCTTTTGACTCATTAACTGCAGTTAGAACTGGAGCATTAGCTAATAAAACTCATACAGTTGACCCATTAAGATTAAAATTTGGAGAAACTAATTTTGATTATAAACAATATAAGAAAAATTCAGCTTCATTGAGTGAATCTGGAGTCCCTTACTCAGCAACAAATAGATTTGGTCATAAAATAGATGAAACTCCTGGTGTAGTTAAATTTTGTGTATCTACTACAGGACAAAGTGAAAATTTATATTTTAAAAATAAAGAAATAACCATAAATGAAAATAGAGTAGAAGAAACTGTTTCGTATAGAACAGCACAATTAGCATTACTTTTCACCAATAGGATGAAAATCTTAGTTCCAGGAGATGTTGAATTAAGTGTTGGTAAAGTTATACAATTTGATTTACCTGAAATTGTGTATAATTCCCCAACAAGGCAAAAAAAATCAGATACATTTTATTCTGGTAAATATTTGGTGACTGCAGTAAGACATTTAATAAATCAAGAAAATAGATTTATAACTTGTCTTGAAATTTGTAAAGAATCATTCCCTAATGATTTTAGTTCTTTTAATAATAGTGACCCTAATTGGAAAGGTATTCGATGACAACAGAATTTAATAATTCTAGAAGATCTAATTTTTTAGGTCATGATGGGTTTGTTTGGTGGATGGGTACTATTGAAAACAGAATGGATCCCTTAAATGTTGGTAGATGCCAAGTAAGAATTAAAGGCTTACATGATTCTAAAAAAACAAATGTATCTACTGAATCATTACCATGGGCGCAACCACTATTCCCCGTCAATAATTCATTCTCAACTCCATCAACCCTAAGAGAAGGTGATATGGTGATGGGGTTCTTTATGGACGGTGATGGAGCACAATTTCCGATTATAATGGGGTCGTTTCACGGTATCCCTGAAGATGCCGCTGATATAGAAACTGGATTTAATGATCCTAGAACTGAAGCTCAATTAAAAAATGCACCCAGAAAAGTTCAAAAATTAATCTACAACACAAATGGAACTGGTGTTACAATTGAAGAAGCTCCAAGAGCAAATAATTTCCCTAGTAGATTAAATGAACCAACAACAAGCCGTTTATCTAGAAACGAAGGTATATCAGAAACAATAATTAAATCAAAACTTGATTCTGTTGTTACTGTTCCTGATGGAACAGGATCAAATTGGGTTGAACCAGCAACCCCATATAATGCAAAATACCCATATAATCAAGTAACAAGTACTGAATCAGGTCATTACTTTGAGTTAGATGATACTCCTGGAGCAGAAAGAACTCATTTGTACCATAGATCAGGAACGTTCTTTGAAGTTCATCCAACTGGAACTAAAGTAGATAAAGTTGTTAAAGATAAATATACTATTGTGATGCAAGATGATAATGTTTATGTTATGGGTAAATGTAATATCACAGTTCAAGGTGATGCAAAAATTTATGTGAAAAGTGATTGTACGCTAACTGTTGATGGTAATTATTCTGCTCATATTAAAGGAGATTATAAACTTACTGTAGATAAATCTATGACAACAACGGTAGCAACAACTCTCGCGCAAACAAGTTCCGGAGCTACTACAATCAAAGGTTCAACTATAAACTTAAACTAATATGAGCACAATAAGAAATTACAGCGGTTATTCAGATTTAGATTTAACATTTAACCCTCATCCAGCAAAAAAAGATTTAATGGTGACAAAGGGGGAATTTGCTGTTGTTAGGGCATTAAAAAATCTATTGTTAACAAACCACAACGAAAAACCATTTAACCCAGATTACGGTTCAAATATTAGAAGATTATTATTTGAACCATTATCTCCAATGACTGCGTCAGCATTAACAAAAGAAGTAGAATTTGTTATTAAAAATTTCGAAAAACGGGTTTCTTTGGAAAAAGTTAATGTAATAGGATTACCGGAGTATAATTCATATCAAGTAACTATAACATTTTTTATTGAAAATTTAGTAACACCATTTACAGCAGATTTTATTTTATCTAGATTAAGATAAATAATAAGAAAAGGATTTAGGGGAAAATATGGCTACAGCCAATTCATCAATAAATATAGCAGAATTAGATTTTGATTCTATCAAATATAATTTTAAACAATATTTAAAAGGTCAAGACAAATTCAACGATTATGATTTTGAAGGGTCTGTTATTTCTCAAGTATTAGATATTTTAGCGTATAATACACATTATAATGCTTATTATTTAAATATGGTTGCCAATGAAATGTTTTTAGATACTTCTGTAAAACGAGGTTCTGTAATTTCTCATGCAAAATTATTAAATTATACCCCTTCTTCTTCCAGAGCAGCTACTGCTGTTATTAATGTAAAATTTAATGGGACCACTTCTCCGAATTTTACAATCCCAAAATATACTAAATTTTACTCTCATGCTATTGACAACGTTAATTATCCATTTGTTACATTAGAAGAAGTAACTGTTACAACTGTTAATAATTCTGCTCAATTTAATGGCGTAAAAATATATCAAGGCCAACCTGTAAGATACACCTATCAGGTAAATACCATACAAAACCCTTCATTAACATTTACATTACCTGATTCTGACGTTGATACAACAACTTTATCTGTTTTAGTGTATGATAGTAGTCAATCAACAACATTTAATAAATTTGAATTATCTACATCTCATTTATTGTTAGATAACACCACACAAGTTTACTTTTTACAAGAATCATTAGATGGAAAATATCAAATTTATTTCGGTGATGGTATTCTTGGAAAAACATTAACTACGGGTAATGTTATCACAGTTGAATATCTAACTACAAAAGGTAGCGCACCTAATGGCGCTTATAAATTTACTTTGATGGATAAAATCGGTACATATACTGGAACTATCGTTGACGCGACCAGCGATGGTTGTCAAGCTGCAACAGGTGGTAATGAAAAAGAATCAATTTCATCAATAAAATACGCTGCCCCAAAAGCATATGCTGCACAAAATAGAGCTGTAACTAAATCAGATTATTTAGAATTGCTAAAACGAGATAATCCAATTTTACCTATCCAAGCTGTAAATGTTTGGGGTGGGGAAGAGATGAATCCACCTCAATATGGTAAAATGTTTATTTGTATAAAACCTGTTGGTGGCTATAGTATAACCGCATCTCAAAAATATAGATTAATTAATGAGTACATTAAACCATTTGGTGTAATTACCGTTTTTCCTGAAATCGTTGATATAGATTATACTTTTATTAAAATATCATCTAATATTTTATATTATAAAAATAAATCAATTTTCGACCCTGTTGCTCTAAAAAATTTATTAAAACTTTCTATTTTAAATTTTTGTGAACAAACTTTAAATACATTTGATTCTTCTTTTATTCTACCTGATTTAATTACAACTATTAAAAATGTAGATAAATCAATTATAACATCAGAATCAACAGTTTCATTACAAAAAAGAGTTTTACCTATATTCAATACATCTAATTCTTTTACATTAGAATTTGGCACCCCTATCAAAAAAGGTTCATTATCTAGTGAATATTTTGATTATGTTAGTGTAGGTGGAAATACTATAATTAAAAACGTACAAATAGAAGAATCTCCAACAGTATACAATATAATTGAATCCTTATCGATTATTAATGGAGGAGCTGGTTATAGTTCAGTCCCAACCATAACAATTTATGGAGATGGAACTGGTGCAACTGCAATTGCTGAATTGACCAATGGTTCTATATCAAATATTTCAATTATAAATCAAGGAAAAAATTATACACAAGCTGTTGTTGTTGTTTCCGGTGGTGGCGGTTCTGGAGCAGAAATTGTTCCTGTTTTTAGCGGCAACGTTGTTTCTTTAAGAAGTTTTTATTACAATAACAATATCAAAGTTATATTACAACAAAATATTGGAGAAATTAACTATTCAGCTGGAGTAGTAAAACTTAATAACTTTAATCCATATCAGATAAATAATCTATTAGGATATATGGCAATCACTGTAGTTCCAGAATCTACAATATTTTATTCAACTAAAGATAAAATAATAACGCTGGATATTATGGATGATTCTGCAATTACATTAAATGTACAATCAAAAGCATAAATGTCAAATCGTTACTCAACAATATTAGAGTCAAAAATACCATCTTTTATTAAAGATGACCCATCATACTCAAGATTTATAGATTTTTTCACGGCATATTATGAGTGGTTTGATGAAACTTATGATATCATGGGATTCGGGGATAAAATAGATATTGATTATGGTTTTGCCGACTTTGTTGATTATTTTAAAGAAGATTTTTTACCCTATTTTCCTGATGATATTGCAGCAGATAAAATAAAATTAATAAAAATTGCTAAAGAATTATATAAAGCAAAAGGTATCCCTGATTCATTTAAATTTTTATTTAGAGCACTGTATGCAGTTGATATTGACATCTTTACTACCAGAGAATATGTTTTACGTGCAAGCGATGGAAAATGGATTGTACCAAAATCGATAAAAATTAAATCTTTAGATGAAAATTTTTTAAATATCAATAACTTTAAAGTTTTAGGGGAACTCTCAAAAACAATTGGAGTTGTCGAAACTAGCAAAATTAACGGTAAATTTATTCAAATTTATTTGAGTAATATTGAAAGGATATATTACTCAGGCGAAACAATAAGAATTTTAGATAATAAAAATAAAGATGTGTATTTCTTAAATGGGAAATATGTAGATTATGATATTAATGATGGTCCACCATCTGGAGCAACATTATTATCATCAAAGATCGTTGGTTCTCTCTCAAATATTACTATTAATAGTACAAAAAGAGGTCAACGTTACAAAGTAGGTTATCCTGTAGTTATTACTGGTGGATTAAATCTTTCTATTGAAAACCCAATAGGAGCCGTTGCAACAATATCTGAAGTTACATCAGGTCAAATACAAAGAATTTCTGTAACTAATGGCGGATATGGGTACCAAAAAGGTGCAAATTCAAAAGTAGATGTAATTTACGACAATAAAATTGATACTGTTGCTAATTGTTCAATTTCATTATTAGATGAATCCAGACCAAATACTATTTCATTTATTGCAACTGATTATATTGGTAACAATTTATCTACAATTATTGGAAATAATAATTTAAATTTTATCAATTCAGCGAATGCAAACACAACATTATCTAATGCATTAACTTATACAACGTTAATAACGTATCCTATTGTTGATATTTTAGTAAATAATGGCGGTGGTGGATATGAAACTCCACCAACATTAGATATAGAATCATTATTTCGCGTTAATGACACAAGACAAAATTTAGCTGATTTAGGGATTTTAGCTCCGATTAAAATAGTTAATTCCGGCGAACAGTATTTAATAAATGATACATTGACTATTTCCGGAGGTGATGGAGATTTTGCATTTGCACAAATTACATCAGTTAATGGTAATGGTGGAATTACTGGGGTTGAGTATTATATTGATCCCAATAAACCTTATGCATTTGGTGGTATGGGTTATAAAACAACGAATTTGCCAACTGTTAATATAACATCATCAACAGGAGCTAATGCATCATTAATAATTCCTGGCATAATGGGTTCTGGAGTTGAATATGATCTAGAAACTGATAGAATTGGTGCTATAACAAAAATTACATTATCAGACAATGGAGAAGATTATATATCAACCCCTAATGTTTCGTTAAGGATTCAAGATATTGTTGTAAGTAATACGATTGGATTAGATTTTACTAATACTATTGTTTATCAAGGAAATTACACAACCCCGACTTTTATGGGATATGTTGATTCAATTATAAACGTTGATGTTAAAAATCCTGATGTACCTACTGATGATTTTTATGCTGTGCGTGTCTATAATTACAAAGGCGTGATTTCAAGTGCTGTACCATTAAAATTGTACAGCACAGCGCTTGAACAAGATGTTACAGTTTTAAATTTTGAATCATCATATAAAAATTCATTATTTGAAAATGGTATAAAAATTTACGGTGATGGTTCCGCAAAAGCTACTGCAAAATTCTTTGATGGTATAATCTTTGACGAAGGTAGATATATTAATTCAGATGGTCAATTGTCTGCTCATTCTGTATTACAAAATGATGTCTATAATTCAACTACATATGTTATTTCTGCTGAAAAAGATTATGATTCTTATAAAGATGCAGTAACAAATTTACTACACCCAAGCGGAACACGGATTGTTACAAGAAATATATTAAAATCAAATTCAAATTTTGTTGTTAATACAAGTTCTTCTATACAGTATTCAAATAATGCATCAGGTATTGAAGTATCTTTGCGCACATCTAATACAAACTATTCAAATTCATTTGATATTTTTTATGAATCTGGATGGGGTGATGATGATTGGGGTAATGATTCATGGGGTACTTCTGGGTCAACAAATTTTGATGTTAATACCATAATAAATATTATTTCTACAAATAATATGAATGTTTATTCAAAAGTTGTATCTATTGATACAGCAAATGATATATTTACAATAGAAGATAATATACAATATAATTTCCCTGCTATTTACAGCGGATACACTTCTTCAAACACAATTAATGTTATTAAAGAAAATTATCCTGAAGATAAATATTCTGTGAATACTTTTATCTCAATCGACGATACTGTTGTAATTGGGAATAACTCAAATAAAATTATTAAAATTTCTAATAATATAATTTATTTTTCAAATTCATTATATTCTACTGGAAATAGTTCTAATTTAGTTTCTATGACAGTAATAAAAGATTTAATAACAAGTAATGTTTTACTTTATACAATAGCGGTGTAAAAATGATTAAAGGTCTAATACCCTTTTCTGGATTCTCTCAGGAAGTGTTAAAAACGTATTATGCTCCAAATTTAATTTTTAAAAATAGTGGAGACGAATATTTAAATTTATATTGTTTTATAGCAAAAATTGAACCTTGGGATGACGAGAATACACCACCAACTCCTCCTGACAATGATTTTTATATGAAAAATGTATATAAAAATATTATTGCAATGAAAAAAATAAACAGCAATGATATTGCTGCAGTTATACAAAGAGTTGACTGGAAAAATGGAACAACTTATTCGCAATATTCATCTACATCAAATTTAAATACTATAACAGAAGGTGGGTTACTATTAAACAATTTTTATGTTAGAAATTCATATGATCAAATTTTTAAATGTTTAAGTAATAATACATCATCAACTAATCCTAATGGGGTCGCATCAACTGTTGAGCCGTTAATTGATTTTTCTGTAAATTCAATACAAAACATTATTGAAACTGGTGACGGATATAAATGGAAATACATTTTCACAATTGATTCCGGTGCAAAATTAAAATTTTTTGATGCAAATTGGATACCCTTACCTATAAGCACACATAGAAGTAGAATTGGTAATAATAGATACGGTGCTGGAGAAATCTCAGTTATAAATGTTTACAACGGTGGTCTTAATTATTCTACTGATGCTGGTGGTGGCACAACAACAACAATAACAATTGATGGTGATGGGGAAAATGCGTCAGCAAAAGCAATTATTTCTGGTGGTAAAGTAACAAAAGTTATAATGGCTAATACTGGATCAAATTATACATTTGCCACTGCATCTATAGAACCAACTACAGGCAATTCTGGTAATGGTGCAGTGTTAATTGCTGAACCATCTCCTATTGGCGGTCATGGATTTGATTTATTAGAGGAATTTGGTTGTACAACTGTAATGATTACTGCTGAGTTTAATGGAACAGAAACTGGGACATTACCAGATAATATCGACTATCGCCAAATTGGTATAGTAGCAAATCCGGAAATTAAAGTTGGCACATCAACTCAATTTGCTAATTCAACAATATATAAAGCAACGCATGATATTACAGTTTCTCCTGGAGTAGGAAGTTATTCTCAAGATGAATTTGTGTATCAAGGGATATCTCTAGAACAAGCAACATTTTCAGGAAGAGTATTAAATTTTGATTCAACAAATAATATTTTATATCTTATAAATACTCAAGGTACTATAACTTTAAATGATATTTTAAATAGTTCTGAGTCAAATACATTAAGAAAAGCATTACAAGAAGTAATAGAACAAATTGTACCATACTCAGGTAATATAATTTATATCGAAAATAGAACTAAAGTTCAACGAACATCAACTGGATTAGAACAGTTTAGATTAACACTTAATTACTAAGGTTTAAGGGAATATGAGTTTAAATTTTAATACACAACCATACTATGACGATTTTGACGAGAATAAAAATTTTCATAAAATCTTATTTAAACCTGGAGTAGCAGTTCAGGCTAGAGAATTAACGCAAGCACAATCTATCTTACAGGATCAAATTGGTAAATTTGGTAAATTTGTTTTATCGGATGGTTCAAATGTTACTGGTGGACAATATTCTATTGATACAAATGCTAAATCTTTAAAATTACAAAATTTAGGATCTTTAGAAACCGACATTGAAAATTTTACAGGATTATATATTGTTGGTTCCACATCAAAATGTGTTGGTTTAGTTTCTGATGCTGATATTGTTAATTTTTATTTGACGATTAAACCAATAACAAATATTGGTGTAAATTTTGTATCAGGAGAAACTTTACAATTATTTGTATCTAAAGGTTCTGCTCTAGCATACACTGGAAATTCATCTATCGTAAGTGATTATTCTGCAACATTATCAACAGACACAGTTCTAACTATTTCTAATGTTTATGGTCAAAAAAATTCGTATACATTCCAATTAAATAGTTCATCAATTGAATTGGGTGATGTTATAACATTTGACTCATTCGGTTTACTTAAATATATTGTTGTTGATATTGGAGCTGATGGTACATTTACAGTCGATCAAAAATTAAGAACTGATTACGTTAATTCCTCAGCAACCATTACAAAATATGCTTCTAGGACTGTTATGGAAGTCGGTATTGCTGATGGGGTTTATTTTACAAATAACCATTTTGTAAAGGCATTGGCTCAAACGATTATACCAGATTTAAGAACACAATATCCTTCTTGTGTTATTGGTTTTGAAGTTATAGAAACTATTGTTGATTTTGTTGATGATACATCATTATTAGATCCAGCACAAGGTTCATATAATTATACAGCTCCAGGAGCAGACAGATATAAAATATATCTTCAATTAGTTTCAAAAAATTTAACCACACATGGAGGGTTAAATTCAAGCGATTGGGGTATTGCGGATTTAACAACAACCAAATTTATTGAATTGTTGAGAATCAGAAATGGTATAGTTATTAGAGATAATACTGATCCGAAATTAGGCGAATTAGAAAATACTCTTGCTAGACAAATGTACGACCACGCAGGGAATTTTATTGTAAAACCTTATAAAGTTTCTTTCCAAGAATCTAATTTTTCAGATGCAGCAAATACAGTAGTGGCTGAAATTTCTCCAGGCAAGGCTTATGTATTTGGATACGAATTTGATGCAACATTTCCAACATATCTTACAATCCAAAAAGCCAGAGATACCGATTCAATTTCGAACTACACAACAACTGCATATTATGGTAATTATATTACGGTAAATAGCGTTAATGGAACAGTTCCTAACCCAAAAAGCGGATCAAAAATAGAATTACATTCTACTGTTAAAGGTGGTACTGTTGATGCTAACACTAGAATAGGTTATGCTTATGTTAGGAATATTGAGTATGTAACCACTGGTGAATATAATTTACACTTATATAATATTTCAGCACCGCAAACTGAGATTGCAAACACAAAATCAATATTTTTACTTTCAGGTTCAAGTTATTCAACTGCAGCATTTTCAGCCAATGTTGTTCAGGAAAATTCAACAACAACTTTCGTTGACCCTGGATTTAATAAATTATTGTTTGAGTTGCCATATAAAAATGTTGCTTCACTATCAGGAACTTCTATTACACTAGATGTTTTTGATACAATCACTGTAACAAATAATACCGCATCAATCAGTACT